CGGCAACTACGTCACCGCCAGCCTCTTCAAAGAGGACTTCCAGAAACTTCTGTTGTCTTTCGTTTAGTTCTCTAGCCATTAGTCAAACAACTTCTTTATGTTTTTACCTGCACGTTTTATATTATCAACTACGTTAAACTCAAAAAAAGGAGTACCTTTAGCACTAGCACTACCATAATATGTTTGCCCTTTTGTGCCTTTATGTTTTACAAGATATCCTTTTTTCTTTTTTATAATTTGTCTGCCCATTACTTTAACTCCCCATGATGCATAGCATGTGCTAACTTATGGCTGCGTCCTTTTACCTGCACAGCCCAACGGCTGTCTAGCATTTCACGTGATGCAGTAGGAAAGTCTCCTTCATGCACAGCAGCCCACATTTTCTTAAATTTATTTAACCTTGGCACACCCATATTAAATGCCATGTCTACCAGCACAAGTTGACGTACAGCGTCTAACTCTGCCACGCAAGGGTGCGCTTTAAGCAGTTCATCCTCGACTATCTGCACGTCATTCTCTAATAGATATGCAGCGTCAGCTTCTGTAATACCATGCTCATACACTGCTTCTATGTTTGGAAAGTCCAAAGCATCAAGTTCTTCTTTGGTAATGCCTCTGTCTTCAAGGTTTCTGCCCACACCTATTGTGTCAATACCAAGTGTATCCTGATAGACCTGAAGACGCAAACCTTCACTTTGAACAAGCTGTTTAATTAAATGTGTGCGAATATATTTCATTTACTGCCTCTGGATTCTCTTCCCAAGTATATGCCATATACACCTGTCATGACACCCATTATAACAGAGACAAATGCTGACTGTTGTGTTGTTGGGTCTTCAAGATTCATAAACCATTCGGCACAACGCCATGACATTGCAACTGAAGCAATCATAGTTAGCTTGGCTGTAACATTAAATTGCAGCCATCTTTTCCACCAATCAACCATTATTTTTTACCAAAGAATTTTGTAGCTGAACGAACTCCAAAAGAAGCGGCAACGATAACTCCCAAGGAATATTGATACCATTCAGGCATCCTGTTGAGTTGGTCAAAGCCATTCTGTACTACACCTTCCATGCCCGGTATAAATGCAAGTATTAATGGGATACTAAATAAAATTACTAGCCATTCGTCTTTCCAACTTGATGACGAAGCACGAGCCATTTCAATATCCCAATCAATTTCGCCAGTGGCTTTCTTCTCCATGATAGCCGCTTCAGCTTTAGCCTTTGCGACATTAGCATTTGCTTTTGCCTTTGTTTGCTCAACTTTGCCATCCATCCAACTCCCTGCTATATTAGCTATTGGACCTATTAGTGCCGTCCACATTATGAACCCCTTCTGAATTTGGCTGTTTTCTTTGATATCGCTTTAGGCTGTCTGACGAACTGCTTACCAGCACGAGTTCCTTTTCTTTTAGCAGCGGTTGTTGCTGCGTACTCCTGCGGGGATAACGCTTTGATAGCTGCTGTCGGTAAATACCGTTCACCAGTTTCACTGGACGGTTTCCCACTTTTGGTTCTCCACTTCTGCTTACCCCAATCTTTCAAACTTTTTTGAGATTTTTTAAGTGCCATTACAAATTCCTTAAAAACATAGCCCAGCTAAATAGTGCAGCAAGAGCAACTAAACCAAGCACACATAGGAAAACAATAATAGCTATCTCAGTCCACTGTTTTATTTTTCGTCTACGTGCTTCTGCTGCAGCTAATCTATCTTTACGTGCTTGCGCCTGAAACTTTATCCAATCATGCCACAGTCCGGGTCTGCCTGTATATATCATAAACTGCTTCAGTTCTTCTTCCTGCTGCTTCAGCTTTTCAAGATGCATAAACTCTTCTAAGTCTGCACCGCCAGCACTACGTCTTTTCTTTTCACCTTTTCTGCGTAAGTCTTCTGTAGCATTTACGTACTTACCTACTTGTGAAGCAACGTCAGCTATCTCTTTACCATTTCGGATAGCCCCTTTGATTACTGCAAATGCTGCATTGGCTGCGGCTATCTCTGCTAACATTTGCTACTCCACAATCTTTACAATATAATTCTTTCCGTCTGGACCTTTGCTAATTTCAACTGTTTTGTTTTCACAAGAATACCGTACATTGCCTGTATCTTTATACAAGTTTCTTTCTATCGTGCGTTTAGCTTTCAAACACTTTGACAGCTTTTCAAATGCTGTGTGTTCAGCTACACTTCCCGAAAGGTAAAGTATTAAAGTAATTGTTTCAGTCACCATAGTTTCCGTTTCGCATTTTTTCAAGTCGTGCTTCTATGGCACTGATACGTTTTTCATAAAACTCCAAAGTTAATTTTTGCTGCTGGTCATGTGGCGCACGACCTTCATCTATCTGTGCTGTCAGTTCGTCTAGCTGGTCAGCAAGATGTTCAATCAACATGAACTGTTCACTGTCGGCAGGTAGACTACCCATCTCCCCACGAGGCCATTTAATACGAAACTCAGTATTCTGTCCTAAGTCAGACTCCATCATTGTGATGTTTGTTTCTATCTGATTAAGACGCTCTATAATACCAAAGTATGCCCACGTTGCAAGTGAGGCTGCAGCAACCATACTTATAATATTGCGAAGAGGTAACGCAACTTCTGTGTTCTCGTTTAGTTTTGCAGCCATTAGTTTTTATAGCCACCACCTGCAGCTTTATAAGCCTTCGCCATCATTTGAGCTTTTCTAGCTGACCACTGACCCGGCCTACCGCCTTTTGACCCAGCTTTAATGCGATTAAATATACGCTTTCTTAAAGCAGGTTTTGTATAATTACCAGCTTCATTAACTCTGCTTTTAGCTTTTTTCTTTGGAGCCATGCTATTACCTATGCGTTAGGGTCAAAAAATTCTTCTGCTGAAATTGTAGCAACAATACTGCTGGTAGCACTAGCAGAAATAATTATCTTATCTTCTGATTTTAAAAATAAAGGTTTGTCTAAAGTGAAGATTGACTCTGATGTTATAGTAGCTAGTGAATGTGCAGTAATTATAGTGGTTGTACTATTAGGAACTTTTTCGTATATCTTTATTGTAAATGTTCTTGCACTTGCATTAGCATTAGTTAGTAGCAAATGCTTTATTACAGATACGTGATTTTTAGGCACAAGATAACAATCAGTATCTCCTGTACCCACAGCAGTTATATCAGTTGTAAACTTTGAGCCATTACTAGCTACAGGCATTAGTCATTCCAATCTAACACAGTTCTATGCTTACGCCAAAACCAGTTGCCCACAGAAGTGAAGGGCTTGCCCATATTGAGCAAAGCCCGTCCAAGATGTCTAACCAAAGTACGTTTTAGGTTTGTTACGTTTATTGACATTCTTTTTATGTACACCCGGTCTGCGTTTAGGTTTTTTCTTTTCTAGTTTTTCTGTGCTGTAGAACCTAGCCATTACTTCTTCTTAACTGCGCCACCACGCATCATCTTTTTCTTAGCCATTCCACCACGCATCATTTTCTTCTGCGCCATCTTAGCCATGCCACCGCCACGCATTTTCTTTTTTGCCATGCCGCCACGCATCATTTTCTTTTTAGCCATTTTTGTTTTGCCAGCCATACCGCCACCTCTCATTTTTTTAGCTGCTTTTGCCATGCCACCCTTATTGGCAGTCATTGTTTTTTTAGTAGTTTTCATCTGGGCAAAAAAGTTACGAATGTACTCTTCTTTTTCTTTAGGAGACATGCCCTTTGTCTCCCTATCCATTTCACGCTTTATTCTAGCATTAATAGATTCTTTATCTTGGTTAGCCATTTCTAAGTCTCCGTCTATCCAGCACAAGTGACTCATATACATCGTCAGGAAAGTGCTGGTAGTATCCCGACTTTTCTAAACTTAATGATGCATCATCCAGTGTGGACAATCTCTGTACAAAGACCATGCAATAATCTAGGTCTTCATCTGTAACATCATCTACTAAGAAATCCAGACCTGCTTCATTTGCATCATAGTCTGGATGAAACACCATTAGGTGCATATCTCTACCTGCAATAGACATGGCTTCGTTTATGCCATCACAGTACCCGTCTAAATATTCCATCACGGGTAGATGTTCACTTGCCCATATAACAATGTCATAGTCATGCTGGTCAAAGTCTGCAACTTCTTTTGCTAGACCGTCTATGCCTGTATTGATACTAAATACAACTTTGTTATCTAGCCATGCTTGTTTTGCATACGGACACGGTGGTAGCCCGTTTAGCATCTTACTAGGTATCTCTAAGAACTCATGAGACCACTTGCGAATGTCAGCTTCAACGGGATGCACGTGTCTTCTTCTTCTGCGCTTCTATAAAACGTCTGTATACATTTGCTGCTGCTATCTTACCTGCAACTCTAGCCCGTTGCTCCATAGCTATAGCAGCCTGTGTTTTATGATTGTGACTTCTGCTAGATGCTTTTATCTTACGTACAGATGCCTGTGCATCTTTTACGGTAGCAAACTTCAGACCCTTGATTGTACCTTTCGGGTCTTCGTCTGTGTACAGGTCACTATGCTTTTTAGACTTTGCGGGTTGGCCTTTTTTTCTTGGTATTCTTTTTTGCGACACTTGGCAATAGTCCTTTATTTACTGCTCTAGCACGTTCACTAAAACCTAGCTTTTGACCTGAACGTATCTTACGTTTTATAGTGGATACTTTTGCTACCATTAAGACTTCTTTAAAATGTTCTTAACCACATCAGGTCGCACTTTGTTTAATGCTTGCAAACCGGGATTTAGGTCTTTAACTGAGCCACCGTCATTAAGATACATATGCTTCTTACCGTTAGCCATACCACCCATAGCCATTTTCATTGGACCTTTTTTACCTTTAGGCATTTCAGCCATACCTACAGATATAGCTATCACTGGTACTTTTTTCTTAGCCATTATCTTTTCTTCCTATTATCTACAGATGAAAGCAACAGCCCACCCTTGTTCATACGATAGTCATGTGGACCTGTACGTGACTTACGCACTGTTGTTGTACCACCACGTGCTTTAGACTGTTTAGGTTTTTTTCTTTGATTAGTACGTAGCGTTCTTTCACTTACTTGTTTAATCAAATCCATGCGTTCACGTTTTAGTGCTGCGTCTTTATCTGCTTGTACTTCATCAGGGGTTTTTGCACCAGCAGGTCGTTTAGGTTTTATGTCAACACTTTTATCAATATTACCACGAGCATCAAGACGTTTTAGTTCATCTCTCAATCCTATAATAGCTGGACTCTTTGGGTCATTCTGTCTTAACCATAAAAGGTTAGCTTTAATTCTGTTATAAGCACCTTGCAGACCTTTACCCTTTTGACCTAGAAAAGCTAAAGACATGCGTGTTGCACTTGCCGCTGCTTCTTCTTGTGTTTTTTCTGGGTCAAAGTCTCTTTTCTTATTTTTCTGACGAGCAGCACCTGCTTGTGCAAGTCTAGCAATAGTAGGTGTATCTTTTTGTCCTGCATCTTTACGTGCTTCACCTTCTTGTTTTCCAGATGCTTTTTTATTTAATTTTGCTTCTTTAGGTTTATTAACTTGCGCTTTAGGCGCATCTTCAATTTTTTTAAACTGCTCACGAATTGTTTTACGAGCTTGTGCTAGTTGTTCTCTGGTTGCACTATTAGGTGAATCAGGTTTAACTCTAGCAAGTGCCTCTCCTACTGTGCCACTTGTTCTAGCAAGTTTCTTACCGAATGTAATGGGATTAAATGCCATTGGTTATTCTCCTTAACACTTCCAACGCTTACGTGCTTGTCTCAAACGGCTGTTTGGGTCTTTAGCAGCTTTGGGGAATTTTTTCATTTGACCAGCAGACCTAGCACAAAACGATTTACGTCTTTTGGCATCTTTACTGCCTTTCTTAACTTTCCCGGTAACGGCAGTCTTTAGTTTACTACCGGGATTTAGTTTTCTATATTTAGCCACACCTGCTGCAGTCATACCTGCTCCCGATTTCGTAGGTCGGAAGTTCTTCTTATTTCGTTTAGGCATTTTGCTAGGATTGCGTGGCATTACGTAGATGTACCTTTACTTTGCTTGAAGGGGTCAAGACAACCTGTCCACTTAAATATCATAGGAGTACGTGTATACGTCCATAAGCTAATCAGGTCTCCAATCATTTCTTCTATACGTTCCTCACACTTTTCTGAGGTTTCGTATGGACCACGATTATCTGTGATGGTCATACACATTGCATTGTTAGCTACGTGACATGCAATTATCATTGCTGTAAAGGTCATGACTCATTAGGCTCTTTCCATCCCTCTGCTCTCATAGCGTCCTCGACATGCTTGAGAGTAAACTTACGCCCGTAGTGCGCTTCAACTGCCTGACGCACGTAGAAGACATCACTATGGGGGATATGCAAGCGGTCTAATGAGTTGGTACGTATAGCTTCATAGAATGCATCAAGTACATTATCTGTGTATAGTTTTACTGATTTTTTAGATTTTGTCAAGGGAAAAATCCTAAAACACGTATTTAATTACGTATAGGGGTATC